TTGGTGTAGCGAGAGCCAGCCAAAAAGAGACCGTTTGAGAGAGAGGTTTATGACCTACATCTGCCGCCACCTTAGAATTCATTGACATAAATTGAAGACCCTATACAAAACACACACTATTAGACCAACCTCAAAGCCCCGGCAAAGCACCGGGACCCTTGCTTACTAACTCCGCCTTACTTCGATGACTGCACAAGCGCCTCCATGATTCTCAGCACATCTTGGCGCTGCTGGTCATCTAGCTGCGCAAGAAGGTGCAAAAAGAGGTGCTCCAAAGGGGTAAGGTTTTCCATCGTACGTACTCCATTTCCTTGTGATGGGCAGGGCACTTTTCGCAGCACCTGAACCGCCCGGGAGTCACCCATTCTCAGCACGTTTTTCTGTGCCACCAGCCCCTACAAATCATTTGGGTCTGGAGTAAATGGGTGTCGCCTCCCAGATGGCTGCTCCCGAACCTATGCACCACGTTGGAAATGTAAGTAGCAGTTGCCCGAAGCCTTACAACGTTGGCGAACGCGGTGGCAGCGTCATGTAGGCACCATTCTCACCCCATCCTTGCAAGTTTCCCTTTGCGTCGACCACGTAGTACTCGCCGAAGCTGTTTTCAGGCTCATCCAGGCGCAGCCCACCATCAGGCAGTTTCTTCGCCTGATAGCTCTCTGTATTTTTCCCACCGTTAGGGAAAATTGAGTCGATAGCGTATTTGCCGTTTCGCTTGTACAGAACCATCACATGCCCGAGTGCACCATCCCGTAACCAACTGCCTACCTTGTCTGGGTAAGACTTCAGGTCGAGAGTTTGCAGGCTCTGATAATCCTGGGCACTAAGGCCGATGAGAGAGCTTTTGTAGTCAGGATCAAAACTGGCGTTGGCCCAGTAGGCCTTGTCGTTCTGGCCTTCGACCCTGAAGCCGATGAATGTCGTCTTGGGCTTCGACTTCGTATCGGCGCGAACGGCCTTGGCCACTTCAGACAGCTCCGCATCACTTACACGTTTGGGTAAGACGACTTCAACCTTACGAGGTCGCCCCTCTTGGAAATCGTCTTTAGTGATCGTGTATGCCTTGGTCGCAACGTTCTGCGTAACCTGTTCGACAGGCTCGTCTTTGTTATCCCGAGAGCACATCGACACTGTCACAGCGATGATGACTACCAGAATGATAAACCCGCCGATCTTTTGGCCGAGGGTGACTCCTGGATCGGCCACGCCACAGCTGGGACAAACCTTCGCTGAAATATCTACTTTGTGTTTGCAAGACTTGCAGGGCTTCAAAGCCATTCGAACCGCTCCTTTCTATATCCATGAAAAAGCCGGCCATCGTGGCCGGCGTGTTGCACCCACTTTCCTGACCAGTGTTTGCTCGGTCAGCTTTTTTCCTTTGTCACATCACACTTGCGGCCTTCGCAAAAGCCGCGGCCATACGAAACAGAACCTCCCGATCAGGTTCGCCAATGTGCTGATAGACCTCAAGAAACTTTGCCGCCTCGGTACTGATGCTCCCTGCGGCGGTTGGTTTGCGCTCGCCTGTCACGACATAAAGAACGTCTACGCCCAATTCGGCAGCGGCAGCCAAGTACTTAGCGTCGGGACTACCTGAACCTTTTTCATAATTTATTTGGGTGGTTTTACCGACACCACCAGCAGCCCCTAAATCAGTCTGGCTGAGGCCTAGACGCGACCTCTCTTCCTTCAGCCGTTCACCGATGGTCATATTTTTTGAACCCCAGACATTGACAGGTTCAATTTACTGAACCAATATCATCAAACCATTACGCGAAATCACACGAATTTGAACTATGCACGCCACCTATGCACCCGAGCAAGCCTGCCAGGCCGCTAGAACGCGGCTGGAACGCAAAGGCATGTCCGTAAAGGACTTTGCCCTCCAGAACGATTTGCACCCCTCAACCGTTTACGCGGTATTGAACGGCCAGAAGAAGTGCCTGCGGGGCGAAGCCCACCGCGCCGCAGTACTTCTCGGTATCAAAGATCGCGTGATTGAAAACTAAGCCCGTTGGCTCAGGGAGGAAACCAGAAGATGAAACGCCCCGTTCTAGCCAACAGGAAAGATGTTGTCAGTGCAGTGATCGGCGCCTACCAGGGCGGGCGGATTTACGCCGCTGCCGACTTGGGAATGCCGCTCAAAAAATTCGATAACCAGGCTTACGAGAACGCCGGTAGCCGACCGCTGAGTGACGACCATATCCATCGTCTCGAACAAGTAGCAGGTACGACCTTCCTGCCGGACTACATCGCAGCCAAATACGGCGGCATGTTCGTCCCACTGACAGCGCCGGCGGATCTGGACAACGTCGAGCTGTACAACCGGTCAGTCAAAGCCGCCGCCAAGCGCGGGATGGTGGATCAGATCATTGCCAAAGCTCTCGACGACGGTGTCATTGAGTCCTGCGAAGCCCAAGCCATCATCAACGCCCTGATGCACTACATGTCCGCCCGCTACGCCGAAGTGCTGGCCACCATTCAATTGCACGGTCGGGGGTTCGCCGGGTGAGTACTTACAAACTTGTCTGCCCGCACTGCCTCGGTCGCATGCGTATTCGCACCAGCGAAGGCACACACATTTTTCTGCGCGTGGCCTACCTGCAATGCACCAACGAAGCGTGCGGCTGGTCGGTCCGCGCTGAGTTCGAAATGACCCATGAAATGAGTCCCAGCGGCATGGCCAACCCATCGGTGCGTTTGCCCATTGCCGACATCGCCCTGCGCCGCGCTGCGATGAAAACAGCCAACGATCAACCCGACCTGCTGGACCAAATGGAAATGGAGTGTGCGCAATGAACCACGATCAGTTGACCCACGACTACCGCAGCAGCATGCAACGTGCCGCGTTCGCTTACCTGCAACGGCACGAAGCGCAGTACCTGGTGGACTCGGACCTCCTCTATGAAAACTGCGTTCGCCACTTGGCCACGTCGCTTGAAGTGCCTGTCTTCATGGCGGAGCGCCTGGTGCACAACGCCTGGACTGAATTGCAGGTGATCAATCAGCGCAAGTGGATCGGTGTGGACTGGGGCAACAGCCCCGGTTGCACGGTCGTGCATTTGATCGACACACGTGCCGATCTGCGCTACCCGGTACCGGCGAGGCTGCTGCCACAAAGCCTGCTCGCCCGGCGCGGCTCCGCGCACAAGCACCACCCTCAGTAACCCCTTTTTAAACAACCCGCCCTGCCCCGCTTCCCGTGGGTTTGGGTGAGCTTTGCCTGAAATCCGAGGTGGATCATGGAAATCGACATCGCCATCACCGCAAAACTGCCCCGTGCACAGGCCGAAGCCCTGCTCCAGGCACTGCGCGCTCAGTACTCGATGCAGTTCAACGAGTACTGGTATGACGATCGCTTTCGCATGATCCCCGAGGGTTTGCGGCACGGCTCGCTGCTGTCGGCCTTCCCGGTGATGGCCGCGCAAAAACGCCTGATTGGCGCCCTTAAACACAGTCTCGGCGAAGTGAAGTAAGCCCCGATGAACATGAAACACGATTTGCGCGCCGACATTCTGCAACGCCTTGAATCCGACTACGGACTCAAACACAAAGCCGGCAAATACATGCGCCAGGGCGAATGCCCGGCGTGCAAGAAAAAGGAGCTGTACGCCTTCCACGATGACCCATGGATGATCCGTTGCGGCCGAGGCAAATGTGGCCAGACCTGGCATGTCAAAGAAATCTACGAAGACCTGTTCGAAGACTGGAGCAAGCGCGCCCCGGCCAGCGAGCAACACCCCAGCGCCACCGCTCGTGCCTATCTGGAATTTGCCCGAGGCTTTCGGCTCGATCTGATTCAAGGCTGGTTTACGCAGGAAACTTATTTCTCCGGCGAGCTGAATGCCGGCAGCGCGACCGTGCGTTTTGCGCTGGAGAAAGGTGGCTACTGGGAACGCCTGATCGACCGGCCGCACCGGTTCGGCAAGATGAAGGCGCGGTTCAAGCCTGGCGATAGCCCGCGTGGATTCTGGTGGTGCCCTCCTTGCGTCGAGCTGCTGGACGTCAAAGAGTTGTGGATTGTCGAGGGCATCTTCGACGCCATCGCCCTGGTGCATAACGGCATTGCGGCGGTGTCGGCAATGTCGTCAGCCTTCTTCCCTGAAGAGTCTCTGAAAGAGCTGGCACGGCAGCGCGGAGGTAAATTGCCCAAGCTCATTTGGGCGTTGGACAACGAACCCGGCGCGCACAAATACACCAAGCGTTGGGTGCGTCAGGCTCGGGCCCTGGGCTACGAGTGCGAGGCGGCACAGATTCCCCAATCGGACAGCCGCAAGGTTGATTGGAACGATCTGCATCAGCGTTGGGCATTCATCGATGGCGAGAGCGAACGTGCCGAGCAGATCGACAAGGATCTGGCCACGGCTCGCTATCACGGCTCCTTGCTGATCGCCGAAAGCGCGTCAGAGAAAGGCGTGCTGATGTACGAATGGCGCGAGCGCCACGAGTTTCACTTCGGCTTCGACAGCCGACTCTACTGGTTCAAGATGGACCTGGAGAAATTCAACAAGGCCATGCAGGCGCTGGAGTCCTCCGAGCGCCACGAAGACCAGCTGCTGAACGAAAAGCAGCGTCGCGAAAAGGCCCTGCGCCAATGCGGTGGCGTGGTGGAGATCGCCAACTGCTACCCGCAGGCGCTGTACTTCCAGCGCAACGAAGTCACCGACGAATCCTGGTACTACTTCCGCGTTGATTTCCCGCATGACAGTGGCAGCGTCAAAAACACTTTCACCGGCGGCCAGGTCGCGGCCGCCAGCGAATTCAAGAAACGCCTGCTCAGCATGGCCGCCGGCGCCGTGTTCACCGGCAGCGGGCAGCAGCTCGACAAGATCATGAAGGATCAGCTGTTTGGCCTGAAGACAGTCGAGACCATCGACTTCATCGGCTATAGCAAATTGCACGGTTGCTATGTGTTTGGTGACCTCGCGGTACGCGGCGGCATCGTCAGCGTGGTGAACAAAGAGGACTTTTTCGAGTTCGGCAAGCTGCGCCTCAAGACACTGCAGAAGTCGATCGCCATGCACATTCAGCGCGACAGCAAGCAGTACCGCACTGACTGGCTGCCGATGCTGTGGCTGTGCTTTGGCGCCAAGGGCATCGTCGCCCTGGCGTTCTGGTTTGGTTCGCTCTTCGCCGAGCAGATCCGCGCGCAGTACAAGTCCTTTCCGTTCCTTGAGGTCACCGGTGAAGCCGGCGCCGGCAAGACCACGCTGCTGACCTTTCTGTGGAAACTGCTCGGCCGCGAGCATGAAGGTTTTGACCCGTCGAAATCGACCCGCGCCGGCCGTCAGCGCGCCATGGGCCAAGTCTCCAACATGCCGGTCGTGCTGATCGAAGGCGATCGCAACGAGCCGGACAAGGCACACGCCAAGGGCTTCGACTGGGACGAACTGAAGGACTTCTACGGCGGCGGCACACTCGGCACCAAGGGCATGAAGACCAGCGGTAACGAGACCTATGAACCGCCGTTCCGTGGTGCTATTGCGATCAGCCAGAACGCCGATGTCAGCGCGTCCGAAGCGATCTTGACGCGGATTATCAAATCCCACTTTGCGCGCCCGGAAGTCACCACCGAGAGCCGCGCAGCCGCTGACAACCTGAACCTGATTCCGGTCGAGCAACTGAGCCACTTCCTGCTGCTCGCCGTGCGCGCCGAAGCGCAGGTGATGGCCAGGTTCTCCGAACGCGTACTCGTCCATGAGCAGCAACTGCGCAAGCTCAAAGAAATCCGCGTGGAACGGATCATCAAGAACCACAGCCAGTTGATGGCTCTGGTCGATTGCCTGCGCCTGGTCTGCCCGCTCGATGATAACCACGTCGCCACGACGCATCAGGCTCTGATGGTCATGGCTCTGGAGCGGCAAGCCGCGATAAGTGCCGACCACCCGCTGGTTGCCGAATTCTGGGAAGTCTACGAATACCTCGAAAGCCTGGGGGAAGGCCCGCAGGTCAACCACAGCACCGACCCGAAACTCATCGCCATCAACCTCAACGAGTTCGCCGAGAAGGCTAGCGAGCATCGGCAAAACCTCGCCGACCTCAAGACCTTGCGCGGGCTGCTGGTCAACAGCCGCAGCCACAAATGGCTGGAATCCAACAAGGCCGTGTACAGCGCCGTGCGCGCTTCACAAGCCGCCGGTAACGCGATGTTTAACAAACCCACCACTGTGCGCTGCTGGATTTTTCAGAGCGCGTAAACCGCAACCAGCGCTGCAACGCTGGGCACATTCCAAAGGAGAAGCACCATGCAAGTTCAAGTCATCACCGGCAATGCAGGCACGGGCAAGACGACAAAACTGAGGTCGATCGAGGCCCAGCAACTGGCCGAAGGAAAACCGGCCGCGATCATGTACGCGGAAGCGTATTCGCATCGAGGCCTGCTCATAGCCTTGGAGGTCAGGTTGGAACGCGGCGAGGGGACGCTGCTTGTCGACGATTGCTCGAGCAAGCAGATCGAGGAGGTTTTGCAGTGGCAACGGGAGGTCGATGGCAACGAGCGGTTCAAAGACTTGGCGATTCACCTGGTTCGCCGCGCGGGCTGAACGAAGTTCATGCCAGAAAGAAGTGATGCCGAGGGGCTGCAACCCCTCGACACCGACCACCCCAAAGGAGAAGCACCATGCAAGCACAAAACCCAAGTGGCAGCGGCACAGAGGCTATCACGAAGCCACTGGAAATCGGCGCCGCTGACTTCGACACCCTGCTGCGTGAGGTGGAACAACTCAGACAGTTCAGGGAATCAGTCAAGCACACCTGCGAAAACCCGAAAAATCGAACGAGACAGACCCAGTTGCAGATGTGCCGATTTCTCGATGAGCTGCGGCTGACGGCGATCAATGTAGGCGCGGTAGGTGCGGGAAACGCGGAGGCGCGATGAACGCAAATCCCGATCCTGCTCCGCGCATCCGCCCGCCCATGGCCAGTCATCGCCTGGACCTGCCCAGTTGCTGCGACATTTGCGGCAAAGCCCGATCCACCCGCAAGCATCAACGGTGTAGCCGGATCAGGCAGCAGCGCAAGTCTGTTGAGTGGGCCGAGTTGATGGCAGCGCGAGCTGAAGCGAAGAACAAAAAACTTCGGCGCTACACGCGCTGAACTGAATCACAGGGCGAACAACGGGGAGCTGCAACTCCCCACCGCCCGCAACGGGGAGAAGCACCATGCAAATGCTCAAACGTATAGAACCGAACATCTCTCAGCAGCAGGCCGCGCTATGACTGTTTTCCTGCTGCTGTACCTGTGCGCAGATGCGTCTCGGACAGATTGCCAGGTATTTCCGGCGCAGCACTGGATTGGCGATACGGCATATGAACAGTGCCTCGACGCTGTTCCCGGACTCACCAAAGCCCTGACCGCAACCAACCGTCAACGGCACAGATTCGTCTGTGAGATCCAGACGGAGGCCGCAAAGCCGGCGGAAGAAGTAGCCCGGCCGAGGTTCATTCATCAATCGTTTCGGATGTGAGGGGAGCATCATGAACACAGCTTTTATTCTGATGGCCCAGTACGAAGGCCAAGCGATTATCCCGCTTGACCGGGTGTGTCGGGACTACTTCACACACCTGACGCCGGACATGTTCCAGCGCAAGGTGATGAGTGGGCAGATCAAAATCCCGATCACCCGACTCGAGCCGAGCCAGAAGTCCGCCAAGGGCATCCACATCGGCGACCTGGCGGCTTACCTCGATCTCCAGCGCGCCGCCGCGGTGAAAGAGAACAACCAGCTCAACGGCTTAAAACCCGCCTTTTGAGCCACTTCATTGATGCGGCGCCCAGTTGGACGGGCGCCCTCAATATCTTTTCGTGCCACTCCCACCCCACATACCGATCACCCTTACCGCGCAGGTGGGTGTAGCGTCGCAACGAATTCCAGTCTCTGTGCCCCGACACGCTCGCCACGCGCGGAATGTCCCAGTCCATTTCGAACAACCGGCTGACACCTTCATGCCGAAGATCGTGAAAGTGCAGGTCGGCGATTTCCAGAAATTTGCAGGCCTTCGCCCAGGACGTGGAAATAGACTCAGGGCTGTACGGGAAAATGTCTTCGCCGGCCTTCGGCATCGTTTGGAGGATCTGCCACGCTTCATCAGGCAAGTAACACCAGACGTCGTTGCCGATCTTCTGGCCAGGGTTCTTCATGTCCCGAACCAGGACTCGCTGGCCGGCCTCGTCCACGTCCGCCCAACGAATGCGGGTGATTTCATCGAGACGGCGGGTTGAGAATAGGGCGAAGCCGACGACCTTCAGCATGTTGGTGACGCTGCGGCGGCGAGCCTGCATTTCCTCGTAGTGCGTCATGAGCTTACCGAGTTCATCCAGTGTCGGGCGGCGGTCCCGCTCGCGACTCTTGAGGTTGTAGCCGAGCTTGCGCAGAACTCGCCGAGCGCCGCCCATGGCCAGCGGATCGACCTGATAGCCCCATGCGTCCCTAGCAATGGAAAGCACAGCGCCGAGGTGCGCGAGGTCGTTGCCAGCCGTTTGCGGCAGTACGCCCCCGCCTTCGGCGCTCATCCGCCACAGGGCGAAGTCCACCAGGCACTGCGTATTGATGTCAGTGTCATTGAGCTTGCCGAAGTAGCTGGCACCGATCGCCGTGAGCGTGGCCTTTTTGGTTTTACCCAGCGGCCGCGCCTTTTCAACTTCGCGCAGGTACTGGTCGATCATTTCTTTGGCGGTGGCGCCTTTGCGGCTCGCCCGCTCGATCGCACCTGGTTCATCCAGTTCGGATTCACGCTTGCGCGCCCAGGCCTGGGCAGCCTGTTTCCGGGCGAAGGTCCGGCTCTCTTGGTAGACTGTGACTTTGTCGCGGTTGATGCGGACCTGAGCTGTGTAGCTGGTAGAGCCGTCGGCCTTTTTGCGTGATCTGATCGTTGCCATGAGAATTGGTACAAGCCCTGTTTCGGTTGGTACATTGTACCAACCGCTTGGTAAAAACGCCCCAAAACCCCCGAAAATCGGTACAAAACACGTTGAATATGAACACCGCAAAAACAGGGTCAAAGCCAGAGAATACGCGGCCTGAGCCGTCTCGGCGCTTCAGTGTGGCACCCATGATGGATTGGACGGACCGCCATTGCCGGTACTTCCTGCGCCTGCTTTCCAAGCACGCCCTGCTCTACACCGAAATGGTCACCACTGGCGCGTTGCTCAACGGCGATCACGAACGTTTCCTCCGTCACCACGAAGCCGAGCACCCGCTCGCGTTGCAGTTGGGCGGTAGCGTTCCGCTTGATCTCGCGGCCTGCGCGCGTATGGCGCAAGAGCACGGCTACGACGAAGTGAACCTGAACGTTGGCTGCCCGAGCGATCGTGTGCAGAACAACATGATCGGCGCGTGCCTGATGGGGCATCCGCAGCTTGT